GCGGGAGCATTGACCGTTTCCACCCCCGGCGTTCTTACGGTCACAGGTATCAGCAATCTGGACGCCTGGGACATCGGCTCGGTCTCCGACGTCCCCATGATCGTCCTCATCGGTGAGTCCACAATGGCGGGCCCGGGCGGTGGTGGAGGCCCTGGGATTGACGGATACCTGACTCCTACACCTTACAACGGTCGTGCGGTGTCGGTTGTCAACGCAGCCATCCCGGGTTACGCATGGGCCAACCTCGATGCCGCCAATCCATTCGCAAAACTATTCCATCGAAACGCAGGGTTAAACATCGCTGTGGTCTGGATGTACATCAACGACGTGACGACCCAATCGCCACAGGTTGTGCTTGGCCGAACCAGGGCTGAATGTGAGAAGTTTCACAAGTGGGGTTTTCATGTACTGGTGGCCACCAACCATTCGGTCGGCGTGAACATAAGTGATGCCGATCGCATTACGTACAACGCCCTACTTAGGCAGCAATATCCGTATTTCGCGGAAGGATTGGTTGATCTGGGGGCGGACCCAAATCTAGGCCCCCTTAATGCCAACCCGGGGACCGGTAACACTTATTTTCACGGTTCGGTCGGACAGCCCGATGGATACCACCTGACGATTGCCGGGGAAGCCGTTGCCGGTGGAATATTTAACACCGCGATCAACAATTTCATCGCCAACTACATGCAATACGGCATCACATACGGGACTACGCCACCGACGCCATCTTTGCTCCCTTTATTCCCGAACGCTCTCGGCCAGCCATACCTCAATACCACAGACAACGGTTATTGGGTGGGGAATGGGGTTGCGACTCCCAGTTGGAAACTCTTAAATCCAACCCCCGTGGTGACAGCTACACCGGTCCTTACGGCTACGCCCGTCTTGACGGCCACCCCAGTTTTGACCGCTACGCCGGTCGCCACCCAGACGCCTTTCCCTGTGGGGACCGTGATTCTTCCTAACACGACCCCCGTTTTCGTTTCTGTCACCGGAGCGACCACGGGAAGCATCGTTGGATTTTCCCAAAGGATCACGACGGGCGCACCTGTCACGGGATCAATAGGCGTGACCTGTGTGTCGGGCGGTATGACGGTTACCAGCAGCGCGGCCGCCCCGACGACTCAAAATTGGTGGCTGATTAAGTAAAACGCCTTCGGAGGCCGTCATGCTGAAGCACTTTAAATTCTGGATGCTGTTCTTGGTTGGTCTGCTGACTCTAGGCTCGGCCCTGGACCTGCGCGCCGAACAAGCCTTGGCCGTCCGAGGCCCCCAGGACAAAAGCGGTAATGCAGTGCCAGGTGTGGCCGGTATGCCGGCCTATCTGGTGACTCCACCGCCCACCTGGACCCCCACCCCAAACCCTTCTTGGACACCTACGGCGACATGGACTGGGACTATTCAGATGCCGTCGCCAAGCTGGACCGCAACGGCCACCTATACTCCAACCCCGTACCTAATGCAGGCGAATGTTCAGGCATCCCCTACACCGGCCCCGTTCATTTCTTCCGTTTCTGGGAAACGAATTAAAATTGATGGCCTGATTTTAACGAATTCAACGGCCTCGACCTCAACCGTTTCTTTGTTCTCTTCCGGCGGAATTTTCTGGGGACCTGTCGATATTCCGGCCTCGGGCGGGGCGGTTGTGGGTTATGGGATCATGTGCCCATCAATTGGCGCGCCCGTTTCTTTGGGATGCACCGTTTCGACCGTTGTGAAGGGGGGTGCGTCCTATGAGGCTGTTACACCCTAAAACAGTCCTGTCGATCATTTTTTCGTTCTTCCTTGCGGTGCTCACTTCTCTCTTTCCGGGCATTTCATTTTCAAGTGTAAATGTCGGAACAACGACGGCCAACACCCAGTATTGGTCCGCCACATCCATTGGGACTGCCTACGACGTAACCGGTGGGGTAAAGCGACTGTGTGTCCGTGGCTGGTTTCATGGCAATGCCTCTACATCCGACAATACCTGCCTGATGGGCCGCGAAAACCTTGCCGGAAACCAAGGCGACTGGATTGTTGGATTTTTGGGGTCAGGTAAAAACCCGGGATTTAGGATCAACAACGGTGCCGAGGCACTTTCTTGGACTGGCCTCACCTTTGACTTCAACTGGCATTACTACGAGTTTTGTTATGACGGTCAAGCGGCATCCAGAAACGTGCAGGTGTTTTACGACGGTGTGATGGAAATAAGTGGTGCCTACACCAGTGATGTTACCAATAACTTTTCGGAACTCGTCATTTCGAATTACTGGGATGGCACGTTCGGATCCCAAGGAAACTACTACGCCTGGGAAGTACGACCGAATGACCGTGGCAATTGGGCTGATGTCGCCAACGGAACCACGGTTTACACGCCAAACCAGTGCCCGACGCCCGATGGTGGATCCGCAGGGTTCTGGGCTTTCTCGGAAGGGACCGGAACGACCGTGGCCGACACCGGCACGGGTGGTAAGGCCCTCACCGCCTTCGGTGCCACCTCTTGGTCAACGTGGGCGAATACTTGTGCATCCCCAGCAACCTCCCATCTTTTGGGACTCATGGGGGTTGGGAATTGACCCGCATCACTTACATTCTTGGGGCGTCGATGGTCTTAATTGCGGCCCTGGCCAACATCGCTGTTCACTACATCCGGTAGGACAACGCCATGACACCCCAGGCACAATGGATTCTTTCGCTAACCCTAGGGGGTCTTACCGTCCTGACGGCAGTAGTTTTAACCTTGCGCTGGTTCTTCGGAAAGCTGAACGCATGGACTGACAGACTCAACTCGTTCGCCACCATCAAGTACGTGAACGACCAGGTTGAGAATATCGAAAAGGCCATGCTGGGTAACGCCGCCCTGGCGGAGGACCACCACCACGAAGTCACGTCAAGGATCGAGCTAGGTTTTCGAAGGATGGACGACGCCAAGACGGGCCAGGACATAAGGTTCTACGATAAGCTCGACGTGATAAGCAAAGACATCACCACGGTTAAGGTTGATGTGGCCGGGATTAAAGGCGCGTGCCGGGCCTGCGACATCCAGAAAGCAGGTTGACAGTGATACATCTCCAAAAAGCCCTCTTGGCCATGGGTGTCGGCCAATCGCGAATTGACCTGTACCTGGTTGGCTTGAATGACACGGTTCAGATGTTCACCATCAACACCCCCCTCCGGGTGGCGGCCTTCTTAGCTCAGGTCGTTCATGAGTCGGGCCTGGATCCTAACCCCATTGAAAACCTCAACTATTCAGGTGACCGGCTGATGGTGGTTTTCCCAAGACTTTTCCCAACCGAGGAATTCGCCGGCAACTTCGCCTACCAACCCGAGAAAATCGCCAACCGGATCTATGGCGGCCGGGATGGGAATGGACCACCCGCTTCGGGGGATGGGTGGATGTTTCGGGGTCGGGGCCTGATCCAGGTGACCGGTCGGGAAAACTACCGGGCTTGTGGGAAGGTCATCAACTTGGACCTCGAGAACAACCCAGACCTGTTGGCCGAACCGATCCCAGCCGCTTTGAGTGCCGGATGGTTTTGGAACGCCGCCGGCCTGAACACCGCCGCGGACCTGGAACACATCGAATTCATCACCCGGAAGATCAACGGTGGCCTGGACGGACTGGCCCACCGGATGGACCTGTACGAGAAGGCCAGGGCGGCTTTGGCCTAAGACGCAGGGTGGACCAATGGTTAAGTCGCCGGCCTCATACACCGGAACTTGTGGGTTCGATTCCCACCCCTGCAACCCTCGAAAGTTGGTAGGTCGTAAAAAACCAGGAGGTTGTGAAGTGGATAAGATCAAGGCGTTTTTTCTGCTGATCGGTGCCAACCCTGTCTTCCAGTGGGCTTACAAGGTGAGCTGCGTGAGCGTCCTCGCCTACTTCGGCGCCGTGGCGTTCGAACCCACCCAAAAATGGTTTTACGGCTTGGTGGCCGCCATCGGTTCGGGGCTCTACCACGGGTTCGACGTTTGGCTGAAACAGCAGAATGCCAACGCCGGGGTCCCCCAGAATCCCAATGGGCTTTCCCACGTGGCCATGCTGAAACGGACCCTCAAGACTGGCCTGATGTTATTCGTGGCCTTTACCTTCTTGGCAGCCCCGGCCCACGCCGATTGGCTCGTCAAGGCCAAGTCCCTTTCGACCGTGACCAAAACGGGGGCCATCCGATACGGCGCCGTCTTGCCGTCGGGCCTGGATGAGAATGACTTGATCCTCTTGCCGACGGCGGCCCTGGGCCTCGGGGTGGGGGACATCAAGAATAGTTACGGGTTCAGCGCGGCCTACGGTCTCTTGTGGTGCCATGTGAAGGGCGTCGACGCCACGCACAGTACCTTGACCCCCTATCTGGGCGTCGGTGCTGCGGTGTTCGTGGATGCTGGCCCGTGGTTGACGTCGGACCTCAAGAACCCTATCCAGGCCCGTTTTGGCATCAACGTGATCGGCCCCGAGTTGGTCGGGATCGTGCCCTCGGTCATGCAGACCTGGGACTGGCGGACGGGTGAACGACGGATCGTGGTGAACGCCAACGTGCCGTTCGGCTTGTTTTCGGACGCCACCCTGCTTAGGTTGTTTCACCTATGAACCGGCACCGCTACGGGTGGAAGCCCCAAAGACCTGACCATCGGGATATGATTTGGAATCCCTTTGCTCGTCAAGTCGCGCTCCCGCCCGTGGTGGACCTGCGGTTATCCCCCTTCATGCCCCCGGTTTTTGACCAGGGGCAGTTGGGGAGCTGTACGGCCAACGCCATCGCCTCGGCCTATGAATTTCAACACCGTAAACAAGGGTTTATTGATTTCATGCCATCGCGCCTGTTCATTTACTACAACGAACGGGACATGGAGGGAACGGTTGCCGAGGACGGCGGGGCGATCATCCGCGATGGGTTCAAGAGCATTTCTAAGCAAGGTGTTTGTCCTGAAATGGATTGGCCCTATGACGTCAGTCAATTCGCGGTGAAACCCGCGCCGACCTGTTACCGGGATGCCATGCAGGATCAGGCCACGGCCTACCTGGCGGTCGGGGAAAACTCGCGGGCGATGATGGGGTGTTTGGCCCAGGGATACCCTCTCGTCGGCGGCCTCACGCTCTATGAGAGTTTCGAGAGTGATGAGGTGGCTAAGACCGGGTTTGTCCCTTTACCGGGCCCGGATGAAAGCGTCATCGGTGGCCACGCCATTAAATACGTCGGCTACAACCTGGCGGGCCAGTATTTCATCGTGAAGAACTCTTGGGGAACTGGTTGGGGCGATGGCGGCTTTTTCAAATTGCCCTTCGATTACATCGACAAACTTCACCTAGGTTCGGACCACTGGACCTTGCGAACCGTGGAGTAAAGCCATGGCCGAACCGTGGATCCCGGGATACCAGACGCGACTGGCCATCGCCAAAGCCTTGAAAAATGTGACCACCGGCCCCCAAGGGCCTCCCGGTGCAACGGGTGCCGCTGGGCCGACTGGCCCAACCGGGCCCGCGGGCGGAACGCTGGTAAAAGGGTTGGCCACCTTGGTCGCCGGCGCGGTGACGGTGACCGCCCCAACCGTCACGGCCGTGAGTTACATAAAAATTTACCCGCAGAACGACGGGTGCGCCGGGGTCTGCTACCCGGCCAACATCGTGGTCGGTGTGGGATTCGACATCAAGTCGACCAACCCTTGGGACATCGGCACCGTGTTGTGGGAAATTCAAGAACCCTGAAGGGGGACGTCGTGAGAAAAATCATTGCTGTCACGCTGGGCGCCCTGCTGGTTTGGTTCGTGTGGGTTTGCGCCCGGGCCGTCACGCCCCCGCTTCAAATGGTGCCCTATGCCGTTATCGGCACGAACACGATTGTCCCGTGGAATACGCCAGTTCCCCAAAGCACTTTTCCGCCCCAGATCACCCCACCACCGTATTTTACGGCGGTACCTCAAAACACGTTTCCTACTGGACTAATTGCCTATCCGAACCTTTCCCAAACACCGACCGCCGTCCCAACATCAATCACACCCGTGAGTGTTGTACCCGTGAGTACGTGGTACTTGGGCGTGTTCACGGCGACTAATACACCTACCGGCACGTTGACGCCTGCGTTGGTGGCCAACGTGGTACCTCAATATACATTTGTGCCTCAGTTCACTCAGATTCCGGTCTCCGCTGCGTTTACGCAGATACCCGTGAACGCGTGGCCTACGCAGGCTCCGCAGTTCACGTTTCCACCACAGTTTGTGGCGTTACCGTGTTTGTCGGTTACGCCCACCCCAATCGTTGCCCCTGCCCAGTTTACACAGGTATTTCCGTACCCGACAGACCAGATCGTACACTTCACGGCGGCGCAACCCATGTCTCTGACAAACCCGGTCGCCCAATTCACCCAAGCAGTTCCTGCGGCCCAGTTCACGCAGATCGTTCCAGCTGTGCAATTTACTCAAGTCTTCCCCTACCCCACAGCCCAAATATCAACGCTTGGTGCCGGAACGGCACTTGCTGGGTACTTCGGCCCCTACGCCATATCGGGGAACAAAGCCACATCCGCCACAGGAATGAGTGTGACGCTTATCAATACGGCCCAATACCCCATGAAGTCCTGGAGTGTCGGGATTACCACGATTGGTGGAACCGGGGCCGTGACAGCCGCCGTGTACCTTGCCGTAAACAAGACGTATTCAGCCTTCATCTCGGTGGGGGCCGTGAGTATGACGGGTGGGGCCAGCGCTGTTACAAGCGTTACCGGAGTATCGACATGGCCATTCATGGATGCCGGAGTGTCGATTTTGGGCACCGCCGCCTCCACGACAATAACGACGTATTTGCTGGGGATGCAGTAATCCTAACACCCAAGGTCCCACACACCCGGGTAAGCCTGAATCCAACCGAGAGGTGTCTATAACCCCAACCGTTCGGCCCCGGCGGCCGCCACCCCTCAACTGTGCTGAAGCAGAACTGGCCTCGGTCCCCCGGACTGGGGCCTTTTTATTGCGCACACCGTGCCAGTAGGGCGATTACCGCCTTGGACCTGTGCTGATACGCCCAAACCCATCGTCGTTAAAAAGACCATTTAAATGTAAATTCAGGCCTACCTAAAAAAGATGAAGAATCATCTTGATGATTGTATGATTGTATGATTAACTATCTTTGTTGAAAAACCGCAAGGGGGTGGGCCATGGTCTTGATCCGTGAGAATGGGGTAGTGCTGGTGGAAAGCAACAACGGCGTGGTTGCCCTGGACCTGGACGCTGCGCGCCCGATGCCCGCCACCCAGCGCCAGGTCGACGAGCATTTCGAGTTTATTCAAACCTGTAGCCGATAACCAGCTAACCCCGGAGGTGTGCCGTATGGGACCTGCGAAAAAGTACCTCGCGACGAAAGAAGGCAAGTGCATCATTTGCCACGGAACCATCCGTCTGAACGACGAAATCCGCTTTATCAAGAACGAATCCGGCACCCGCCGGGCCCATGTGGTCGGCAAATGCCCACCTCACGTGACCACCCGAGAGGACGCCAAGCCGGCTATCCCCACCCACTCAAACGGTCCCATCCACAAGATGGACCCCAAACCCGGACCTGTCATGACCCCGCGGGTGGACATCCACACCCTCGGCCAGACGATTTCCCGCTTGACCCTCGAGCTGATGGAAGTCCGCACCCAGATCCAAACCCTTGAGATCCAGCAGGCCCTCGACGAAGCCCAAGGGAGGGGCTAACCCATGCCCAAGCCCTATAAATTCGTTGTGACATACCGTTTGCCCGATGGCCGTCAGGACTGCCTCGTTGTCTACGCCAAAACCCAGGAATCATCGTGGCACCTGGGCCAAGCCATCGCGGCCGACCTCGAACGGGTGGACCTGTCGGATGTGGCCATCGTGGCCTGCGCCCTCGTTTCGGTCTTTCCTCGACTGGAACGCGACGGCTTGGTGGAGGCTTCACATTGAAGAAAGACCCCAATCGTAGTACCCTGGCCCCGCTTACCACCCCACCCGGCGAGGCCGCTGTGCCGCCATCTAAAGGCAAGACCCGACGCATCGGGCCTTTCAACATCGCCGAACACCTGGTTAATTGGGCCATTGATTACGTCGGTACCAACAAGCGGCGGTACAAGACCGAAATTGAAGCCCAAGAGGCAGGACACACCAGAACCATGGCCACCGTCATAGAGCGGGCCCTCGCTTTGTACAAGGAAAAGCACAACAAATAACGGCATTTAGTCCTAAAATCACTGCGTCTTTATGCAGTCATTTTGAGGGCTAAACAATGCCACATTCACTTCTTGTCGCCAACACCATTCTCAGAATGGGAGGTCCCATGGCCCCCGGGGTGAAGGCCGCCTTTGAACGGGCGGACCTGTTCAACCTCGAACCATACGCCGGTTACTTGGCTTCCCGAAGGAATCCAACCACGGCGAAGGGCTACCAAGACAAACTTAGGTGGCTTCACCTCTACCTGACGACGAGAGGGTTAGCGTTTTCCGAAATTCGCGGGAAACACCTGGTGGACTTCATGACCTGGATGAAGACCAAATATTCAGCCAGATCCCTGATGGTCCTGATGTACGCGGTAAGCGGGCTTTTTAAATTTATGGTGATGACCGAGCAACTGGACCGGGACCCCTCGAGGGTGTTGACAACCCTGGGTTACCGCCAACCCAAGCCGAACCCGCGGCCCCTGGATCGGGCGATCGAGGAAAAGCTGTTGATGAGCCTGCGGTGGAGCACCTTTGAGGACTCGCGCCAAAGCCTGGTGGTACTCTTGGGGTTGCACGAAGGGCTACGCCGCGCCGAAATCTGTGGGATTAAATGGGCGGACTTGGACTTTGACGGCGGCCTGCTGGTGGATGGGAAGTGGGTGGCCACTGGGATGGTGCGGGTGACGGGGAAGGGCGATAAAACCCGGCGCCTGCCGATGACCCTGTCGGTACGGACGGCCTTGAACGAGTTTCTGATCCGGTACAAGATGCACTTTCACGGGTTGTTCGTGGACGACTGCCGCAACGAATACCTTTTCAGATCGTCTAGGGTTTACGTGCGGGGGGACCTGGTGCCGGGTCACTCGGGGATCGAGCGGTTGTTTTGGCTGGCCAAGGCCCGGGCGAGGTTGAACCAAGAACCGTTCACCCTTCATAGCCTTCGCCACACCTACTTGACCCGCCTGGTCGAAGCTGGCGCTAACGCCTACGAGGTGCGGGACCTGGCCGGGCATGAGTCAATCGAAACTTCGGAAAGCTACGTGAGAGTGACGGAACGGGCCGGGCACCTGGCCCACATGAGGACCTTCGAAAAGAAAGTGGTGGGGGTGTAGGGATGATTCAAAGCGCAAGTTGGGACCCAAGTGGGAAGTATCTGGTAACCGTCGATCTGGCGGTCGATGGTGAGGACAAGACCATAAGGCTGACGTGGTTCATGAACCAAATGGGTCGGTTGGTGTGCGTGAACCATCCTATCGCGTTCATGATTGCCAGTGGTTGGCCGGTCGAGGCATTCATCTGAGGGAGGGTAAGATGAAATCAAAAGACTGGCGTGAATTGGCCCGAGATCGAAACATTGAATTTTCAAGACTCATCAACACTCAATCCATACCTGCCGCCACAAGAATCCGGCAAATTTGGAGCGATGTGTTGGCCAAACACTTTGAAGAAACCCACGGCCACTGGATGGGGTGGGAAGAACCGGTTGCTCTTAAAGACCACATGGACGGTGTCGCGCCCGCCTGGAACATCGAACGGTATCAACGGTCACAGGCCATCAAGTTGATGGCTGAAGGGCTTATCGGGATGACCAACGCCGCAAGTGACTTCATGGATTTAAAACCTTTTACACTGAATAAATAACGTTTTCTACCACAACCCAAAGTAGGCTAGAATCATGTCAACTACAAAAACGGCGAAGAAATGGCCCCCTGAAACAGGATTCGGCTTACGGCCCGCTTCCACCAATTTTCGGGTTTATAAAGGGTCCTCGAGAAATCGGGGGCCTTTTCTTTTTTTAGAGCCCCCACAACAGGCCACTCGCGGGGGCCAGCACTTGAAGCCTTTGGTAAGCCAAAGCAACGGGAAAACCGACCCACTCCGCGAGAGTGGGGCTTTGGCTTATCAGAGGCTTTTTTATTTCAGGGCGCAGTGGGCCACGCCGATGTCCCTTGGGGCGGCCTTGTATGGGGGCGGGGGAGTAGAACAGGCCCAGCACGCTCATAAATTCCGGAGGACCACATGAACCGTCAGATGGTGTCGTTGTTGGCTTTCGCCAAGGAATTTTTCAACCGGGTTTCGGATCCCGAAACCAAGCACCGATTCGCCACCGGCACCCGCAAGACCCGCCGGCGGATGGCCGAGAATGCCAAAGGCTGGATGGACCGCCAGAACCGGTTCACGGAACCCACCTTCGACGGGAGATTCACCCAATTCAAGGACGGAACGGTGGACCTGTACCGCCAGCCGGATGGGAAGCGGACCCGGGACCTGCGCCCCCGCGGCCGTGGGAAGTATGGGTGGGATCGCGAGAGGGTCACGGCATGAAAATGAAAACAGCTTATGGACTTATGAGTGCTGTTTTTATGGGCATGGCCTTTGTGTCTGCGTGGCGCCGGCAACCGATAGATGAAATTAGGATTTTGCTTTGGGCAATCATTTGCCAACTAAATGCAATGGAAAAATCATGAAGTGGTTTCAACACCGGGGTGATTCCCACGAAGAATTGGGCCTTCAAATCCTGATTGAAAAGTGTGGGATGGAGGGCTACGGGTTCTATTTTTTCATCAAAGAACGCATCTGCCGCCGCCTCGAAGGCCACCGGGCCACCTTTACCACCGAGGAAGGAATCGCCCGCCTGGCCCAGCGGGGAAACATCGAGTTGGTGAAGGCCTACCAAATACTTGAGGTTTGCCTGAAACGCCCATCAGAAACCGTCGAACCCCTGTTGGACCTGGAACCCGGGACTGGCCACATACGATGCCGCGAAATGCTTTGGGAGTTGGACACCTTCACCGCCACGAACGCCGAAATTGCCAAAATCAGAAAGAACGGCCTTGTTTTGGTGGGGGAAAGACCAACTTCGAAGTTGCTTCAAAGTGACTTTGAAGCACCTACCAACAGTACCTACCTACAAGACCTACCTAGCTTACCGGGCCTTAGCACGGGCGCCGCTGGTGGGGATCAGGGCAAGCATTTTCATGATCTCTTTACCGACCACATCAAAAGGGCCCATAAAGGCGAATACGACCCCAACTGCGATGCCTGCAAACACCTGCGCGGGCTGAAGGTGGTGGGCGAATGAGGAAACCCAGCATCCTCTGGACTTTCAGAATAACCATGAAGGGTTTGATTTACCTGATGGTGGTGTACGGTCGAAAGATAAAAGCCAGGTCGGCCCGTTGTGGCCGCCGAACCGGCGATTGGACGGTGGCTCCATGAACGCCCGAGCCAAAGCGCCGGACCTGTCCCACCCTCTCCAAGATTTAAAGCATTTCTCCGTGGTCTATGTCTGCGTCAGTAACCCAGAACACATCCTAACCCTGGCCAAAGGCGCAGAGAAACCCGAAACCCGTAAATGCCCGGACTGTGGTGGGGCCTACGACATGCGACCGACCGAGGCCAAAGATGCCCCGCACGGCGCCTGAACTCAGGAGGTGTACCAAATGTCGGAACCTAACTTTGGTCGTCCGCCGTGGAGTTTGCCGGCCGTGTGCCGCATCCTACCAACAAACCTATTACCACAAGAACCTGGAACGGTGCCGGGCCAACAAAGTCAAGTGGCAACGGGAATACCGGAAGCGGCACCCGGAATACGACCAGAGGCACACCGAATTGCAACGGGCCAAGCGTTCCTTGGCGAAGTCGAAATTGGCGGTTGCGTGATGGAGGTCTTCGGCTGACATGAACACGACCGACCCGAAACCGGAGGTACCCACCCAGAACCAACTGGTCCTGGCGTACCTGCTGTTACACGGGTCGGTCACGCCAGCCGAGGCCAAAAAGGAATGTGGGGATGTAGACCGGTTGGCGGCCCGCATTTGGATTATCAAACAGAAATGGGGATGGCCTGTCATAAACCCGGGTGAGGAACACGGCGGCGACCATCCGGGCAACCACGCCCGGTACGTCATGGACTGGGGTAAGCCGGCAAGGGACCTGGGTCTGGACCTACCCGAGGTTCGGCGCTGGGGGTTTGAGTGGGCCAAGCGGCCTATGGACTTGGGCCCCTACCCCCTGTTTGTGGCGTACCTGAAGGCCCACGCCGCAGTGCCAAAGCCGAAGACCGACGAACGGACCTGGCGGGAACGATTGGGGCAAACCGAATTGAATTTCATGGGGGTGGCCTGATGCCCAGACGGCACGAAACCATTTACCTCCACGCCCTGCACCACGGTGAGATTGAGACATCGAAACACTTCAACATCACGGTCGCTGAGGTTCAAAAACAGATAAAGATCAGGCAATTGACCAACACCAAAAAGAACCAGGTTTTACGTGGGTACCAGGGTGCCCGATGGCGTGACGGGCGGTTCAAATCAGAAACCACCGAAAACTTTGAACTGATGAAAATTGCCAGAAAAATAAAGGACGCCCAAGACGAACTGTCGAGGTCTGAAGTGAATCGGGCCCTGACGGCATTTCCTGACCTTCTTCAAGAGGTGATGAGGTACACGCAGGAAAGACAAGTAAAGCTGATGCGCCGCCCTGAAGGGTGGACCCCATCGCTGGAAGGATTGGTTGAACCGTGATTCGAACCTACGAAATACCCCATACCTTCTTCGGACCACCGGTGTGCCTGATCTGCCGGTACAACGGTGATATGTGTATCTGCACGGCCGAGGAAATATCGGCCTTTATGGTTGAGGTTGACAGAACCAACGGGTTGAAAAACCCCAAGCCCGGACCTGTTGACGCCCTGTTGGACGGCCTGGCCGTGGTCGCGGGCGAGGACCTGTGTCACTGCGGTGCGCCCAAAGGCGAGTGCCAAGACGAAGGCGGGAGGCCAGCGGTATGAGCGACACGAACATCGAATGGGCCGACAAGGTGTGGAACCCCGTAACTGGGTGCGACAAGGTGAGCGCGGGGTGTGCCAATTGCTACGCCGAAACGTTTGCCAACCGAGGGATGGGTGAGTGGGGAGACCGTCTTTTCAGGGACGTGAAAATGCACGTCAAACGGCTGGATATGCCGCGCCACTGGAAAAAGCCCCGCAAAATATTTGTGAACAGCATGGGCGATATGTTTCATGAAAAGGTGCTTTACCAATTCTGGTACGACGTGGTCGATGTAATGACCGACTGCCCCCAGCACACCTTTTTGATCCTCACCAAACGGCCTGAACGGATGGTGGAGTTTGTAAACCAACAATCTGCGCCCTCCAACTGCTGGTTGGGCACGTCGGTCGAGGGTCCCGACTATCTGTACCGCCTGGACCTGTTGCGAAAGGTAAAGCACCCCAACCGTTTCGTGTCTTTCGAACCTTTGCTCGATGACTTGGGCACCGTGGACCTGCACGGCATCGGGTGGGCGATCTGCGGGGGTGAGTCAGGCTATGGGGCCCGGAAGTATCACCTTCGTTGGGGCCAGGGCCTGTATTACCAGTGCCGGGCCGCCAAGGTGCCATTTTTCATGAAGCAGGTGGGGGCCAACGCCTATGACTCACCGATGGATCCGGAAAGCGGGGTCATGGTACCCGACCGCTACGAGACCCTCGACCCCAAGGGCGGCGACCCTATGGAATGGCCCGAGGACCTGCGGGTCCGCGAATTCCCCGAGGTGAAGGCATGAAAGAGCGCCCCATTTTATTCAGCGCCCCCATGGTGCGGGCCAACCTTGACGGCACCAAGACCGTGACCCTCTACACCCCCCACACCGTGAAGGGCCGAGGCGGGATCGGCGGCCCGCGCAACCCCGACGTGCCCCGCAAGCGCCTGAGGGCCCGCAACAGCCTACGGACCAAGCGGCCCACCCTCTCAAAGGATGAGGCTTTGAAGGTTGGCCGTAAGGTGGCCGGCCTCAAACCCGTTTCCCGCAACCGGGCCCGCCTGGTGGTGGCCTACAACCTCATCAAAGGCTTTGCCAAAGACCGCCTTTTACACCACTACGGCATCGATGGTTTTGTGCCCTGCGCCTGCTGCGGCAGCCTCATGTTGCCCCAAGACCTGGACCCCGACCACATCCACGGCCGCCATGGCGAGAACCCTGGCGAACTGCGCCGCCTGATTGACCCCGGAAATCTGCAATACGTCTGTCGAAGCTGTCACCACATCATAACTAACGGACCTTTCAAGATTGATGTCGTCGCCAAGAACCTGCCCCTCTGGAAAGCCGACATGCTGGTTTTAAGGTCTCGGGTGATGACCCACCGGCCCATGGGTTTGGGGATCAGGCAGAAGTGGGCCGACGCCGCCCAGGTGACGGCGATAAAAGCTGAATTGAAATTGCTCGAGGTGAAGGAATGAGGCGTCGACACCCCTGGTACGCCTTCTGGACCTGGCCCGCCTGGCAACAGTGGGTTTTGTTGGTGGCGCTGGTTTTAATTTCGATCAGGTGGTGGTAGTGCGTGAGCTATCTCTTTTTACGGGTGCAGGGGGGGGCTTGCTCGGAACCCATCTGCTCGGTTGGCGAACTGTCTGCGCCGTCGAATGGGAACCCTACTGCCAAGCCGTCCTTTTGGCCCGCCAAGCTGACGGCATCCTGGAACGCTTCCCGATTTGGGACGACGTGCGGACCTTCAAAGGTGCCGATTGGCGTGGAAAGGTCGATGTCATTACCGCCGGCTTTCCTTGCCAACCATTTTCAACAGCCGGTAAACGAAAAGGCGAGGCCGACGAACGCAACATGTGGCCCGACACCATCCGGGTCATTCGCGAGGTGGGACCCGAGTGGTGCCTGTTGGAGAACGTCCCAGGTCTGGTTACTAGCGGATACTTCGGAACCATCCTTCGAGACCTGGCCGAGGCAGGGTTCGATGCGGAATGGGGAGTGTTTTCAGCGGCAGAAGTCGGAGCCCCACACCAAAGGGATCGGCTCTGGATTGTGGCCCACTCCAACAAAAACGCCAGATGCGAAGAATACAGGAGCAAACCGAATCATTGGGCCGAACAGCTTGACGGAGGCGGCTCGGTTGGGACAACCGACTTGGCCCACACCCCACGGTTTCTCGAAGGACGGCAAGAGCAACAGCCCGAGTGGGAACGAACTGGGGTTTGCGGTGAACCGGTCATTATGGCCAACACCCCAGGCCCACGACATGCACCCTGGCGATCCGGCAAGGGTGGGCAGGTATGGGACGAAACACGGGGGCAGGAATCTGAACGACGAGGTGGCCCTATTTCCGACTCCGAGGGCCACAGACGGGAGCCATGGGGGACCGAACCAGAGGGACAGCGCGGGCAACCCGGGGTTATCGGCGGTGGCCCAACGCTGGCCGACCCCAAACAAGGGAGACGGCGACAAGCACACGGCCAAGACCAACCACAAGGGGGGCAACCCAACTTTGACGAATGCGGTGTTGAAGTTACCGACCCCGACCAGACGGGACAGTCGGACGTTTGCGGGCTCCGAACCGATGCCGGGGCATCAAGGGGGAACCAACCTAATCCAGACGGTGGGCGGCCAACTCTCTCCCGATTGGGTGGAGTTGCTTATGGCCTGGCCGCTTTCATGGACGGCACTTGGGAAGATGGAATTGAGCGAGTTTCGCGCGGGGTGGCTCACAGGGTGGGCCGACTCAAAGGAATTGGAAACGGGCAATGCCCAATAACCCTGGTGAAGGCCTGGAAAACTCTGAGTGCGAGGTTTTACGAATGAATCAGGCGCCCGATGGGGGTGTGCCCCAGATCACCCGCCTGCCGTTGGGCGGGAAGCTGGGGCCAGGGGGAAGACTTTCCCCCACCAAAGCCTTGTTATCCGTTAATTCTGTGGAGTCGGTTGATTCTGATGAGGCGGACATTCAGATGCCCCGGGGGGTTTTACTGTGAATCCTGGACCTGTCCAATGATCCGAACCCACGCCCGTAGACCCAAAGGACGTTGCAAACTCTTGAAAGTTCGGCTTTCGGATCGCGTAAAGGGACCTGGCCAGCGGGCCGGGATGGTCTGGGAGGGCGGGAAGCCCAAGGGGTACCGAGGCGTGGGCCTGCGGGAGGTTTTTGCCCTGTACCTGCACCAACTGAAACTGGAAGGCAAACAACTGGACCTGGCCGACCACCTGAAGTACGAGGTAGCGATACAGGACCTGGAAGATGGGCACCTGGCGCGGCTGGTGGGGACGCTGAGTGGGGACCTGCCGCCAGCGAGGTTGGGGATTTCGGACCTGCTGGACCTGCGCGACTGGGGGTTGGTGGACCTGGTGGTGAGGGTGGCCGGACCTGGACAACCTGCTGGAATTGAAAGGATTGGCTGAAATGGAACTCCCGATCGAATATGTCAAGTTGTGGGACCTGTGTGACTGTGGAGCCAGGAAACATGACCGTCATTCTGATACCTGCACAGCGATAAAGGCCAAGAAGGACTACCGGATGGCCCACCTATGTGAACACGGGGCATTCAACGGGTTTATGGAGCGGGACGACGACCTGATTTTCATGTGTTCGTGTTATAAGGCCGCGCCCACTCCCAAGCTCAATGAGCCGAGCAAGTGCCCGAACGAGGGCGCACCTGGGCACGAAAGCTGTTGGTTGTGTAACCCGGACCAGCAAGTTGAATACGATGACCCCGAGTTTGGTTCTCCAATGGCGAAATCATGAAAAAGAAACCCGTGAGCTTGCGCCAAAGGTTAGATTCCATGGTTGGAAATGGAGAACTTCGGCAAGCTCTGGAACGTGCCGGGGTAAAAGATGACCTGATTGAATACACCGTGGATGTGATCGGACGTTACTGTGCGCCCAGAATCACTAGAAAGAAGTACAAACTATGAACCCCTACCACACTCCGTCCCTGCCCTCGCCCAAGGGGGAACGCATGCCGCTAGGGAAATCCGTTGATGGCATTGAAGCGGTGTGGCGGAAGACGCCCACGCCTGTTGCGGCGGAAGGGCCATTTAAGCACAAAGCCGCATTTGAAAAAGGGCCGTGGTATGTTACGGGCCCGGATGACCATCAGTATATTTTCCAAACCGAACCGGAAGCCGTTGCGGCCACCAAAAACCTTAACCGCCTATACAAATTTGCATTCGCCGCTGGCCAAGAGGCTGGCAGAAAGGGGAAGTGAAATGACGAATGAGGATTTCAGATACTGTACGTACAAATTTACGTTCGGAACGCTTGAGTGTCAGGTTTCCGGGGTTTCTCCGACCGATGCCGCAGAACTTTTTTTGAACCTGTCCCAAGACGCTTTTCGAGATATTGATAAATTCAACCGAGAAATGTTTGATAAAAATATGGATCAGCTTAACAAAACGCACAAACATTGCATGGAAATGCTAGAAGAAAACTACACTCGTATGGACCGACTCAGGGAAGAAATCCAGGCCGAGTGCGAAGCGGAACGGATGCTAGAAAAACAAAAGTTAGAGGTCCACCCATGACGCCCCCAACCTCACCCCTGACTGAGGGGCCGAAGGAATTTTCAGTTGAGGAAGTTGAGCCCGGAAGGGCATGGAGATGTATCGGCCCTGGGTACGTCGGCCAACCGAAGATGCGGCACGAAGCGTTTGAGGAAGTTGGGCTGATTGATTTCGGGTTTTCAGCAGGAGTAGCCCACGACACCGCCACCCAGTCGGCAAGGGTGGAAGAAATAAGCACCAAGCTGAAAGCCATGTTGGCGTTAGATAAACTGGGGCTATCCTTGGCTTCGGATCAAAAACAAAAACAGTACCTACGAGGACGGGTTGCGGCAATTACAGATGCCATTGCCGCCCTCCCTACGCCCACCGAACCTGGAAAGGATAAATGAGATGGGAATGCTAGACCCGGCAATTCCCGGAAAGTGCCCCAAGTGGATTCATACAGGGCGTTTCGAGATGCACCGTTGCAACAGGCCGCTGGCGAACGACGAGCTGTGCCAACTCCACATCAACGCCGATATTAAGCGTAAGAAGCTGTACTCCGAAAAAGAGGCCAAATATAAAGCGGCCATCGAAAAGGCCAAGCGCGAGTGCCCTCGTTGCGGGGCGTTTAAGGAACATTGGAGGAAGCCATGATCGACGAGAACACCGAGCTAACCGAAAAGACGCCCGTGGATGGTGGGACGAGCCGCCCTGCCGCCTGGACGGTGAAAGACCTCAAGCCCGAACTTCGTTCCCACCTCCTTGAGTACGATGTGCTGAAAGAAACCTACCATGCCACGGCGAAAGAGCGGGATGGGCTTCAGGCGAGTTATTCCGGCTTGGCCGACAAGTACGATGTTCTGAAGGCGAGGGCCGAGGGCAAGGAAGTGGCGGCGGGTGCCTGGAATCGAGACATGAGCAAAGCGCCTAGGGATGGGAGTTTGGTTCTGCTTTACTTTTCCGGGAAGTGGGCCAAACCAGTGCTAATGAAGTGGGGCGGAGAGAGTAACGGGTGGCTGTGGGATTCAAACGACGAAGAGGTTTATGAGGATCATGAGTTCATCGCCTGGTCCGAGATTCACCCACCCAATGGAACGGAGTAGGAACATGACGAACGAGCCCATGACGCCCCCAACCTCACCCCTGACTGAGGGGCCGTACACCATTCAAATAAGGGCGGCTTCAGATAGCTACGCCCAAATAATACCGCCAGTAATCACCGGGAACAGAGCCGTCATCCAATGGCCGGTAGACGACGCACAGAACTTCGTGAATAGGTGTAATTCTTTGGTTGCCCAAGGATTCGCCGAAGGAGTAGCCCACGCCACCGACACCCAGTCGGCAAGGGTGAAGGAATTGGAAGCCGGGTTGAAAGAGATTGCTCGGTTCATCGTTGCGGGGAATTCGGCCATCACGGACACCATTTGGCATGGGGACGCCGAAACGCTGGTTGACTACATTGGGAACGTGCTTGGGTATGACGTTTCCGACCCCACCGAACCTGGACCGACAGATTTGACCAAACCCACTTAAAGGCGATACCCTGAAGTCATGGCCAACAAAGTCACCCAAGCGACATCAACGGACCCAGTCAAACGCACCAAACGCACATCCAAGGCGGAAACGGTGTTTTTGCAACTGGTGACCGACGGGGCAACGATTACCGAGGCCGCCGAGCAGTCGGGAATTGGTCGAAGAACCGTGTACGAATGGCGCGACCAGTTTGAGGACTTTGCCGAGAAACTGCTGGTGGCCGAGAAGGGTCAGTTTGAAAAATTTAAGGAAAAAGCCAAAGGATTTGCGGTTAATGGGGTGACCACCACCAAGATCGTGAAGACGTTCGTACCGGTTTATCCGAAGGATGCCGACGGGAAAATAGTTGAGGGTTCAAAAGCCCAGATGGTTCTCGCGGGACAGGAAGAAAGTGAAATCAAATCCATCCCCATCGCCCTGTTGAACAAAGTCCTGGCCGCTGGTGACCCGACTTACCGCAACAACCCGCCGCCAGCCGAGAACCAAGGGAAGTCGGTGGATGATCTCATTGAAGAAGCCAGTAAAATACCCGTGAATTTAAAGGCCAAGAAGTGAACGACAGCGAAGCCTCTCTGCGAAAATGGGCCCAAAATCCGCACATTGCCGTGCGCCAGTTGTTTCGTGCCGAGCCTGATCCGTGGCAGGATGAGGTTTTAAAAGACTTTTCAATCACCAACCCCGACCCCAAGTGCCACAGCCAGGTGATGCAGGCCTGTAAAAACCCCGGAAAGACCGCGGTGCTGGCCTGGTTGTCCTGGATCTTTTTGCTTACCCGCAAGGATTCCGTCATTGGGGCCCTGTCGATTACCGAGCAAAACCTGAAAGACAACTACTGGGCCGAGCTGGCCCGTTGGAAAGCCCGCAGCCCTTTAATTGAAAATATGTTTACCTGGAAAGCCGAACGGGTGACACGAAACACAAGGCCGGCCACGTGGTTCGCCACTGCCCGGGCCTTCTCGAAGACGGCCGACCCTGAATCCCTTAAATCCGCCCTGGCAGGTCTTCACGCCGAACGGATCATGTTCGTCATCGACGAGGGGGGTGACATCCCGCCCCCAGTCCTGGTGACCTGCGAGGCCGCCCAAGGCTCGGGCATCGAAGCCCGTATCCTGATGGCCGGTAACTGCACCAAGAAATCCGGGGCCCTTTACCACGCCACGGTGAAGAATAAACAGAATTACAAGGTTTACCGGGTGACCGGCGACCCCGACGACCCCAAGCGGGCCCCCCGGGTGAAGTTGGAATGGGCCAAGCAGATGATTGCCACCTACGGCCGGAACAACCCCTGGGTCAAGGTGGACGTCCTTTCCGAGTGGCCTGACTCCGACATCAACACCCTGGTTTCCCCCGAGCAGATGGAAACCGCCATGAACCGCGATTTAAAGGCCAGCTCATACGATTGGTGTGAAAGGAAACTGTTCTTGGATGTGGCTTTCGACGGTGGGGACCTGAACGTCTTCGCCCCGCGCCAGGGCCTGCAATGGTTCGAACCAATCCCGATGGCCGTGGACATCAACACCCCTGACTTCTCAAACCAGATCACCGGCCGGTACCTGCTGATCAGCGCCGACTGGCCACACGACTGGGACGGGATCGACTGCACGGGTGGATACGGCGACGGCATCGCCTCAAACCTATACGCCCAGGACTATAAGCCCTATAAATACCAAGGCGCCAGCGCGGCCATAAACGACCGGGTATTCGCCAACAAAGTCACTGAAAACTTCTGGAACGCCGTGCAGGCCATCAAACAAGGTGCGGCCCTCCCGCGGTGCAACGAGTTGGTGGCTGAATTCTGCGAACGGACATACACCAGCGTCAACGGCCGGATGATTATCGAACCCAAGGCGAGGTTTAAGGCCAAGATCGGCCGGTCCCCCAACCACGCCGACGCATTTTGCGGTACCTTCTCGGTGCCCGATAGGCCGGCCAAGAGTGAGTGGGAGAAATATAATCGGTCCCAAAAGTACACCGAAGAAGAAAATATGGCCGTGGATCCCTATGACCCTTTCTCCCGGCTCAAGCGGAAGAAATAAGGGGCGACGTTTTTGGAGTATTAAACCGTGGTTATTAGAATTAAACCATGGCCGACTCACGGATTGCACTATACCGCAGGTTGTACTCGAACCTGACCCCTTGGCGTAATGAACGCTTGCCGTTCATGATCGAGGTGGACACGTTCATCTACCCCAACCGGATGCTTAGGACTACTCTCCCCGACCGGGCCCGCCAGCAACTTCGTCAAGACACTGAAATTATCACTTCCTTTGCCCGCCTGCGGGCCCGGGACCTGCGGAGCGCCCTGTTATCCGGCATCTGTCCCCAATCCTTTACCTGGCAGTACCTCTACATCCCGCCCAGCCAAAAGATGGCCGACGGGCAGCCTTATCAGGACAACCCCCAGAATTCCACGTGGCTTTTCACCGAGAACGAGCAACAGTTTTCGGGCCTTTCCACCTCGAATTTCTACCCCCAATTTGGTGAACACCTGAACGACGCCGCCAATTTTCGGGTGGGTGCCACCCTGATGGAACTCGATTACAAGACCACGTCGCGGTACACGACCCTTCGCCCAGGCAGTTACATGCTGGGGTACGACGAATATGGGTATGCAAACCGGATCGCCCGGGATGAAATTTTCAAGCTGAATGAGCTGGTTTCAAAATTCGGCCTTGAGAACATCAGCCGGCCATTGCAGGAAAAATACAAGGACCCCGGCCATTCCGAGGATGACGTCGCCGTCATCCACGTGATCGGGCCCAACGAAATCTTCGACCCCAATGAGCCCCAGTCGAAGTTTAAGAAGTGGTCAAGCTGCTGGTTTGAGGCCGCCACCGACGAGAACCTGGATAAATTCCTTTGCGAGGAAGGCTTTGACGCCTTCCCGGTCCTGGTCACTGAGTGGCCCGACTGCCCATCCTGGAACGCGATGAGCGACATCAAACAGCTTTACCGCATGGAACTGGACAAGCTGGAAGCCTCGGAAATGATGATCCGCCCCCCCACCATCGGTCCCCCGACCGTCGCCCGCCGGGCCATCGACAAGATGCCCGGTGGTCACACCGAAATCCCCGAGGGCGCCAGCGCCGAGAACTACATCCGCGAACTGTTCCAGAGGAAACTCGACCCCACCCTGCTGGTAAAAATTCAGGACGAAACCAAAAAGATCATCGCCGACGCCTATTTCAGCGACACAATCGTGGTCATTTCCAACCTGGCCGAGCAGGCCGGTCACCGAACCGCCTACGAAATATCCCAGATCAAGGCCGAGCAGTTGATGAAATTCGGCCCGGTTACCCAGTCTTTCAGCCACACCCTCGACTGCCACGAAGACCTGCTTTTCATGTTCAGGATGAAATTGAACATCGTGCCCCAACTTCCGCCAAGCCTTGGGGGGGCCGTCTTCAAACCCGATTATGTTTCGGTCCTGAGCCAAGCCCAGAAAATGAGCAGTCTTCAGGCGGCCAAGGATCTGATCACCGAGGCCGGGTCAATCTTTCAACAGGGTTATCAGGACATTTGGGACAAGATCAACCCCGAGAAAATTTTGCAGGACATGGTTGAAAAGTACCGCCTGGATCCGGCCTACCTTCGGTCGGATGAGGCCGTGGCGGCCTTGCGCCAGGCCCGCCAGGCTTCCCAACAACAACTTCAAGCCGCCCAATCCGCCAGCCTCCAAGCCAAGTCGGCCCAGGCCTTGGGATCCACCCCGGCCAACGCCGATAGTCTGTTGGCCCAGATGGTCCAGAAGTGAACCGCCCTGCCCAATTAAAAACCAGTGTCGAGCGGTCCACCGACGCCGACCGCAGGAAAGACGAAGAACACAACGCCATAATCCTGAACCAGATCAACACGGACCTGGACCTGCTCATCAGCACCCCCGCCTTTGTCCGGTACGTCACCCGATGGGCCACCCGTTTCAGGTTCATGCAGACCTCTTTCTCCCCTCAATCCAGCTCGATGTACCAGTTTGAAGCCCGAAGGAAATGCGGGGATGAAATGTTGGCCGACATCCTCGAGCGAAACCCAGACGTTTTCGCGGAGATCGTCAAGACCATCGCCATCAAACGGATCGACACGGGTGTACTTCTCAGGGACGACGATTAAGGGGGCGACGTTTTTGACTATTCACCCTTGGTTTCTAAAATGAATTTACTGGACCAAAAAACCGGCACGGGGCCCACCCAATCCCGGTAAAGGACACAACGAGCATGGCTTTACTTCCGGAGCAGGTCGAAAAGGCTTACAAGGCTTGGCAGACGAAACCTGGCGACGACACGGCGAAAGCCTTCACCGAAGCCATGACGCAGGCCGAGACCGAGGCCACCGCGGCCGCCGAGAAGAATAAGCCGCCCGAGAAGTACGACTTCGCCAAGTATGACGGCCCTTACGAGACCGCCGCCGACTTGAAGTCGATCGAGGACCTGGCCAAGAAGAACGGCTTGACCCTCGAATCGGCCGAAGCGATCCGCACCCAGTACCAGTCGATTCGGGAAGGGCAGACCAAGAGCCTGCTGGCCCAGGCCCAGTTGAACGCCAAGACCGCCGGCGAGAAGAACAAGGCGGAATTCTTAAAGACCTACGGTGACAAGGCCAACGAAGTCGCCACCAAGGCCATGATCGCGGCCAAGAAGCTTTTGCCGGAAGCGGTGTTGAAAAGCCTGGAAGAAAACGGACTGACCAACAACCTCGACCTGGTGAAGCAGATGGCCGAAGCCCACGACAAGTACAAACTCGGGGAAGCGACCGTACCGCAAGGAAACGGTATCCCCGACACGAAGGTTGAAATGAAAGAAGCGATGTTTCCGATGGCCCAGTTGGCGCCGCGGACTTAACCCAAAAGACTTTCCAGGAGGCTTTCAATGCCACAGACTCCGCTGTTGAACTACCCCACCATCGTCGACTATCGGGACCGGATGGACCCCACCGGCGCCCCCGCCCAGATCGTGCAGCTCCTGCACAAGATCAACCCGTTCGCGGCCATGTTACCCGCGTACCCCACCAACGACGTCGACAGCGAGAAGATCAACGTGCAGGTGTCCCTGCCGACTGTCGTGATGAAGGCCTACGGCCAGCCCGTTGCGATGTCCAAGGGCGAAGTGGACATCCAGTCCTTCCCCACGGGCATCGCCGAGACCATCCAGCAGGCCCCGGTGGACATCGTCGAACTCGGGGGCGACCCCCAGCAGTACCTCTTGAACGACGCCGAGGGGTACCTCGAGGCCATGCGCCAGAAACAAGCCTCCCAGCTCGTCAGCGGTGACCACGTGGCCAACGCCAACGAGATCATGGGCTTCTCGAAGTATTTCAACGCCCTGACCGGCAACCTGGCCGGGAACATGATTTCCGCCGGCGACTCGGGCGGCACCCTCACCTCGGTCTACTTTATCGGCCTCGGGAAAAATGGGTTCTACACCGTTTTCCCGAAGAACGTGCCGGCTGGCCTGGTGGCCGGTCCCATCACGCGCCGGTGGTCCGACGTGACCGAGGGCACCACGGTGAAGCAGCTCGAGGTGTTCACCCGCAAGTACCAGCAACGGTTCGGGCTCGTCGCCCGCAACTACACCAACGGGGTGCGGATCTGCAACATCGACCACTCCAAGTTGGCGGCCGGTACCAGCACCGTCGACCTCATCCAGACCCTGCGTAAGGCCCCGTACCGGATCAAGGACGAGACCCTGCAATACGTCTGGCTGATGAACGCCTCCACCATGGAATACCTGGACAACCAGAGCTACCTGGGGGCCAAGGCCGGCGGTGGCTTGCTGATGACCACGGTGGGCGACCGGACTTACAAGTCCTTCGCCGGTTTCCCGATCCTTCGGACGGATTCCATCACCAACTCCGAATCGACCATCAGCTAACCAACGGCCCTTCGGGGCGTTAACCCAATACGTCCCCGGGCTCCCATGTGAGGCCCGGGGGGAAGGTGGATGTCATGCCACAGGATTACAACACGCAGTTTTCGCGCTTGCAGGACCTGTCGACCGGGACCGTGGCCGGTGTCATCAGCACCAACACGATTCCCATGACCCAGCCCAGGGATTACGGGATGGGCAAGAAAATCTATGGTGAGGTAAGGGTCGTGACGCCCTCCGTGGACGGCGCCGGCTATTCCCTCGACATCGACGTCGTGGCCATGGACGCGACCAACACCACGGTCAACACGGTGCTGGCCCAGGCTGTCGCGACGATCCCGGGCAATTCCGCCGCGGGATACCGGGCGACTTTCCTGCTTCCGACCAAGCTGGCGGTCGCCGGTGACGGCAACCTGGCCCTGCGCTATGTGGCGCGTGGCACGGGGGCCTTGACGGCGATGACGGTCAATTCGGGCCTGACTTTGGAGCCCGGGTACAACCACGCCGATCCCCGCACCGACTCGGGCGTCATCGGGTAACCCTCAAGAAGTGGCCTGGTCCTGGCGGTCCTTTGGGGCCGTCAGGACATCTATTTAACCCTCAACGCTCGATCTTTAAGGAGATCAAAATGGGTTTCATCAAAGTCAAGGCTTTGCCGTCCCGTGATCGCAACCATTCGGCCGGCGAGTCCGGCGGAAAGACCATTCACCCCGGCCAGTCCTTCACCATCGACGACAAGCTCGTCGAGTCCCTGCCCAAGCGCCTCGGTAACGCCATCAACCCCAACCCCTGCACCGAAATCGAACACCGCAGGGTCGTGCTGGCCGGTATCCCCGACACCGAACTCAACCAGGCCAACCGCGATGCGTACCTGAAGTACGTGTTTTTCGCCCCCCAGTGGATGCGCCTGGACGTTTCCAGGCCGGCCGTCGCCGCGCCCGTCGAAGTGGTCGAGACCGAGACTGAGACCGAAGTCGAGGCCACCGAGGAAAACACCAAGCCGCCCGCGGGCAGCAAGTCGATCCTGAAGAAGTAACGGACCATCCTGCTGAGTCTCGAGGGGCCAGGCCACACAACGGCCCGGCCCCTTTGTTTTTGGAGGTGAGTTTTGAGCCTACCGACAACCCGCACCGCGATCGCCAACCTGGCCCTTCGAAAACTCGGGGACCAGACCGTCATTAAGAACGTGGATGACACCACGGCCGACGACAAGGCCACCATCGCCATGCTGGATGTCTACGACCAGACCCTCCATTCCCTCATCAGCAACTTCCCTTGGTCATTCGCCTGTAGCCTTGTGACTTTGGTGAAGGTCGCCGACAACCCCGACAATAGCTGGGGTGTTGCCTACCTCTACCCTACCCAGGCCGTCGCCATCTGGTCATTCGACCCCAACTCGCGCCTACTGGACCAACAGACAACCCCATCCCGAAAAGTCATGACCAAGGACGCCGGGACCCCGGTAAGCGTTACCGCGGTCACCAAGGGAACCATCTGCATGGTCACGGCTGCCGGGCACACCCTCGACAACGGGGATCTGGTGAAATTCGCCTCGATCGGTGGAATGGTTCAATTAAACGGGAACACCTACATCGTGGCCGACTCAGACCAAACCGATGGAATCTTTAACCTCAAGGACCTATCCACCGGCCTATACACGAATTCCACCGCCTTCACCACCTACACCACGGGCGGAACGGTGGCCGAAATTGCCTCCCGGATCATTCTGACCGACATCCAAGAAGCCCAATGTTGGATCACTCGGTTCGTGACCGACGTCACCCTTTACACCGACAACTTCATCGACGCCTTCTCTTGGGCCCTCGCCGTCGCGGTTGGGCCCGTGATGTGTGGCATCGACCGATTGAACATCGTGAACGCTTTGAAACCCGAGCGGGACAAGGCCATCAAGCAGGCCATGGCCAATGACCTAATCGAGCAGAAACCGGATTTCATCGCCCGCGGGCGGTATGCCGCCGCCCGGCTGCCTGGCGGAACCTTTCCCAACCCCGAAAACCTCACAAGCTGGTTGCAATAATGGGTGTCACCCCTAAACGATCGTTCACGACCGGGGAACTGGACCCACAGCTTTACGGCCATTGCGATACCACCCTTTATTCCGATGGCGTTAAGAAACTCCGAAACTTCATCATTCGTGGGATCAGCGGCATCTGGAACCGGATGGGGTCGTTGTATCACTCGGAGACCGCGCCAATGAATACCCCGGCCTTCATGGCTGGCCGTCTGGGTCGCCTGATCGAATTTAGGTACAACGCCGACCTGACCTACCTGCTGGAATTCACCGACCAGACCCTCCGAATCTTCGACCCTCGAGCGCTTCAATACGTTTTTAAGATTACTGACACCATTGGGTCCATCACCTTTGACCTGGCGGATGGATGGATTTACCTGACCTCAACAGGCCACGGGATCATCGAAGGGGCTCTCATTTACGTCACCGGGATCGTCGGCCAGCACGACGAACTCAACAACCGGTATTTCCTGGCCCATGTGACCGATGCCAATACCATCTACCTTCAGGACCCCGCGACAGGGGCCTATGTCATCCCCAGCATAAACGCCGGGACCGACACGGTATCTGGAACTGTTTCAAGTGTGGTTCAATTTACGACACCTTGGACATCGGCATCCCTCCATGACCTCAACCATGAACAGTATGGTGAAATCGTTCGGTTTACCCGCAAGGGCTTTGCCACGATGGACCTCACCTATTTTTCAAACACCTACTGGGACCTGTCGCCATACCAGCCAGGATCATCGACATCGAAGGTGTCGGGCCTCGCCGTTTCGTTGGCTGGAACCGACTGTGAATGGACCGTCACCGCCATCGACCTGGACACCAACGAGGAATCTGAGCCATGTGCCTATGTAGCCGGTAAACTTGGCACGACCGTGGCACCCAATTCCGTCACTTGGAGTGAACGGCTCAACACATCGTATTATCGAATCTACCGAAGGGTGGCGGGGACTGGCGGGGGTGGGCAGACCATGGGTTGGGTGGCTGATGCTGAAGCCGTCGGTGTCTCAACCCCTTCGTTTTCCGATACCGGGTTGGACCCCGATACATCCCAAAGCCCTCCCGTTTTCCACGACCCATTCGATTCGGACAAACTCGTTTTGCAACAGACTGGGACGATCAGCCCGGCGCCGGCGTCCGTCCGGTGTATCTGCTGGCACCCGAACGGACTTTTCTTCTTGGTTGGAACAGCCGTCACCCCGTACCTTCATGCCTTTTACCGGCCCACCCTTGTGTCGGCTTTTGTTGAAGTGCCCATCAACTGGACCATCGGAGTTTTCAGCGTCGTCTTGAGCGGGGCCGTCACCAATATCGTTTGGACCCATAAGAATATCCCGAGTTACGGAATCCCAGCCATTCCGTTGGGGGACATGTTCGCGATCAGTGGTGATTTTGGATCCCTCGGGCCCGAACTCGGAAGCCTGACTTTTGTGGGTGTGACCTTTGGGTATGGTAACCCATCGGTGCGGTGGGGAAGTCTTTGGACACCCGATTCAACCACCAAGACCCTTGGCGGTGTCAGAGGTCTGGCCGCCTCACCTGGCGGAAATTTTGTTGCGGTTGGAAGTGCATATTCCAACACCCTGATGGTACTGAAGTGGAACATCGGAAAATACAACGAAATATCGCCACTGACTCAACCAGATTCAACTGCCCTATCCTGCTCTTTCTCGGATGATGGGCTTCACTTGGCCTGCGGCCACCAGGGAACCGGAAACCTAAATCTTTATTCCATTGCGGGATCGGCCTTTACCTACCTCTCGGGTCAACCCGCCACGCCACCGAGCGGGCATCTTTCAACGGTTCAATTCTCGCCAGGATCCGGCTACCTCGCTGCCGGTGGCCCGTCTGGGTTTGATTGGTGGAAAGTCGTCGGCGACACCTTCACGAAGCTGGCCGCACCCGCTACACCACCGGCCGGTCAAATCACACGGGTCGAGTGGGATGCCTCCGGATCATTCCTGTCGGTTACGACCGATACCTCGCCGTTTATTTACGTCTACAACCTGGTTGGCGATACCCTGGTGTTTACCTCGAACGTCAGCCCGGTCCCAACTTCCACGGTTTACGATGCCCTTTGGAGCCCCGACCGAAAGACCTTCCTTTACGGTCAGGATTTAGGGTCAACCATTCTCACCTATGCTTCCCAACGGATGTTTCCGGCCGCCCTCGCCGGTTTCCAACAACGTCAGTTGTTCGCCAACAACGACTTCAAGCCCATGGGGGTTGAGAATTCAGGGATCGGTTGGACGTACAATTTCAACAAACGCATCCCCTTAACCCAGCAGGATGCCTTTCGGTATGTCATATTCAGCCAGGGGTCGGAAATCAGGCACCTTGTTTCGATCGGTCCCAAGAGCCTTATGGCCATGACCCCGATCGGCGGGATACGGTTGACGGGTCAGAATGATGGGACCTATTGTTACAACCCGCCCCCCGATGTATCCCAAACGTTTTCCATCGGCTGTTCGACCCTTCAACCCAAAGTCCTTTCGGATTGGTTGGTCTTTGTGCAGGACGGCGATCAGAAAATATGGGCTGTCTGGTACAACCAGGCCTGGGGCCGTGTGGTACCGGTGGAACTCACCAAGAACTCAGGTCACCTTTTCTTGCACCGGCGGATTGTAGACTTTGCGGTTCAAACCATCCCCGACCCAGTCGTCTGGGTCGTGCTGGACGACGGCACCCTATTGTCCGGGACCTTCGACATGCCCACTGGTGAGACCGGATGGGCCCACCACGACACGCCAAACGGCAAGTATCGAAATGTCAGCTCGGTACGTGTTGGGGCTTATGACCGCGTTTTCGTGAAGGTTGAGCGTGTTTTGAATGGCGTCACCCGTACCTTCCTTGAGTCCTTCGACAACCGTACCTACGCCGACTGGCGGTTTGATGCCCACTTCATGGACTGCGGGATCGTTTACGACGGACGCAACACCAGTACCACCACCATGAATTTGAACACCCCAACCGGGACACCCCCGTGGGCCTACACCAGCGGGGCAACCCTTTCTTCCTCGACGCCCTACTTTTCAACCGCCGCCCACGCCGGAAAGTCCTTTAGGCTTGAACTCAATGGATTGGCCTATTGGGTCCACGTGGTGACGGTCACCGACTCCCAGAACTGCGCGGTAAACCTACTGGCTGATATTCCGACCGGTCTTCAAGCCGTGCCGACCCTTCTTTGGTCACTGGGAAGCCAAACGGTTGGAAATCTTGGCCACCTGAACGGCCAGCAGGTTTCGGTCTATGCCGATGGAATCGTGGTGGCCAGCCCCAACAACAACAAATACGCCTCATATCCCATCACGGTTACGAACGGGAAAATCACCCTTTCCCGTTTTTACGCCGTCATCCGTGTTGGGATTCCTTTCGTTTCAGACGTCCAACTCTTGGACATCGACGAGGCCAACTACCCCAAGGGTGTGGAACTCATCAAGAACGTGTCCCGTGTGAGCCTGCGGGTGCAGGAAACCCGTGGCATCCATGTGGCCACCACCTACCCGACCGACGACACCACCACCAACATGAACACTAGCAACGCCAAATACTTTGACGACCCCACCCAATTTGTAGGCATAACATCCCCAGATGCCCCGGTTCAGATCGTGACCGACCTGATTGAAGCACCTTCGCCAACCGGGTGGAACCAACACGGTTCAGTCTTCATCCGCCAGGTTGACCCAGTACCTGTTGCAATTGGTGCCGCCTACCCAGGCGGACAAACGACTTAAAGGAGAAACCCATGGACCTCGGCGATGTAGCTTTACCGGTTCTTGAAACCGCCATCGGAGCTGCCGGAAGCATCTTGGGCGGATCCCAAAGGCAGGCCGACGCCGAGCAGCAAGCCAGCACATTGGACTCCAACGCCGGCGAACTCGACCGCCAGTCCCTTGAAGCCATTGCCAAAGGCCAGTGGCAAAAGGGGCGCATAAGCACAAGAACAGGGCAAAACCTGGGCGGTGTGGCCGCCGGCACGGCCGCATCTGGTCTTTCAATTTCGGGTGGGACGGTCACGGACCTATACGACCAAACCCAGCACCTCGGGGTTCTCGACCAACTGATGGAACAACGCAATGCCGCCGCCATCGCCCGCGGGCTTTCGATGGAAGGCCAGAATTTACGCCGTAAGGCGAACTCCATTCGGTCGGCCGGCCAGGTTGACGCGAATATGGGCGACATGAATGCTGTAACTGGGATCGTGACCGGAGGAATGAAAGCCCTCGGGAACTACAACACCTGGAACAGTACTCAGGCGCCCACACAAATCCCTGGATTGGGGTAACCCATGCCACAAATACCAGTCCAAATCGGCCCCTCTGTCGCTCCTGAGATTGGTCCGGCGGCCATGAAGGAAGTCATCCCAAACGCTGTAATGCCAGCCGAAGCCATGGCAACTTCACTTGAAAAGCCAATTGGAGCGGCCGAGCAGTATAACGACGAGTCCAACCGACGGGCCGCCCAGGCCACTTCCTTGGACATCGACAACCAACTCAGTCAGGTTCAACGGGACCTATTGTTGAAGGGTTCGGCCATCCGTGGGCCCGGGGTGTTGACCGCACCCGACGAGATCGCCAATGAATTTCAGAAGCAGGCCGGCCTCATAACCCAGAACCTTCAGGGCCAGATGTTGCAGGATACGGCCAAACGCATGGTCACCGACCGCGCCGAGACCATCCGAAGCATCATGGAACGTCACTCGGCCACCGAATGGGATCAGTATAAAACTGACAATTTCAACGGGATCATCAACGGGAACAAGGACATCACGGCCCTGGCCGCCCAGAACGGGGATAAATACCAGATCGGGAAGATGCTGGACAACACCACAGCGGTCACCCAGGACCACGCTTTCAGTAAAGGGTATGGGGTGGACGACCCAGCCCACAAAGAGCAGGTGAGAACCAACCGGTCGGCCATCTACACCGCCGGCATTTCGGGGGCCCTTGCGTCCAAAAACCCCATACTGGCCCAACAGTTATTCGACCAAGCCAAAGCCGATGGGGATCAGACAGCCGTGGACCTCGAGAAGAACACCTTGGCCTTCAAGGAATATAAAACCCAGAGCAGCACCGACCAATACACTGCGGCCCTCAACTTCATCGACAACAACCACGGGATTACCCCGGGGCCGAAGACCATCCCGAATTGGAGTCAGATGACAGCCACCCAGCGGGATGGGCTTGCCAAGTACGCCGAGGCCCCCCTGTCGACCGACGAATCGTCCTGGTCATCTTTCATGTCGTTGAAGCCCAAGGACCTGGCCGACATGCCATATGACACATTCCACGCCAAGTACCTGGTGAACTTCAAGGAATCGGACCAGCAGAAGGCCGAAAGCGCCTGGAAGGAAGCCAACGGGAGCAAGGGCCAGAAGACCAAAGAATTCGACGGGATTCAGACCGAAGGCCAGATTGTCGCTAACGGGATGCTCCGCGCCGGGATACCCCCCAAGATCAACCCGGGGTCCTCAATGGCGGATGTGGCCAATGAATTTCGCCGACAGGTTGACGTCGGATCGGCCAAATACGCCGATGACCACAACGGGAAACGCCCAGATAACGGGGCTTTGCAGACTATCGTGGATGGAATTGTAATGGCCAAGAACGTGCAAGGCTCCAAATTTGTGGCCAACCACGGGGCCGCACCGGTCACCCAAGGGACCGACCATTTCACCTGGAAACCCGGCGATTCAACCGACACCTCAGCGCCCGTCACGGATGTAAGCCAGATCCCGCCGGGCGAGTTGTCCCAGATCAACGAGGCTTTCACCCAAAACAATATCACCCAAACCCCCGAGAACATCCTGAAGGCCTACCAATCCCACCACGGGGCAAAGCAATGAACGACCTATTGGACAAGATCGATAACCAGTTTTTCCAGCTTTACGGTTGCGCCACACTTCCACAATGCACCCTGGTGATTCAGTCTGAGGTTATCCCGAACGCCGTTTGTGCCTTGATCTGCGACATTTCATACAACTGAGGACCTGATGCCCGAACCCAACCCATACCTCGATGTTGCCAAGCAGATGGCCACCACCCCGGCCGCGCCCGCGGCCCCGCCGACCCCGGCCGGCGCACCCGCCAACCCGTACCTGGATGTGGCGTCCCAGATGGCCCAGGACCAAAGCAGCCGTTTGGCTGGGGTTGGGATGGCGGCCGCCGGGATCACCCCCGACACCGCCGCCAAGACGCTGGACCTGTCCGATAAGACTGGGATGGACAAGGACCTGGTGGGCCGAAACCTGGACCAGATCAATGCCCAGTTGAAACAGCAGACCGACCAAAACACCCTGTCACAAATTCAGACCACCCACCCCGCCACGGCCTCTTGGATGGGCGAACACCCGGCCAACGTCGCCGCTGCCATGCCGGACCTGGACAAAGCCAAGGCAATTGAGTCCACGGCCCAGGACCTGGGGTTTTGGAAGTACGTGGGGATGTCCGCCGCCCACGGCGCCGCGGGGCTGGTGAAGTCTTTCGCCAACGTCCCGGCCCTGGCAGACACTATTTTTAAGGGTGTCACGGGTGAAGACGTCATGCAAAAGGCCGATGGCACGACCATCAACCTGGCTGATAACCCAATTTCAAAGTGGGCCGAAGCCCATCAGGTGAAGATGCAGGTGCCCGAACTGGACGCCAACGCCCTCGCCGTCATCAAAACCGGTAATGTCAGTAATATCACCCGCACCCTGGCCATGAAGGCCTCCAATATGGTCCCTATGATTGGGGCGATGATGGCGACGGGACCGGCGGCTCTTTTTGGCACCCAGATGGCTTCAGACGCCAGTGCCGAAGGCAACCTGCAGGGCCTCGACCCAACCAAAAACGCCCTCAACTCAGTAGGCCAAGGCCTCATTGGCGCCGCAGTCTCATACCTACGTTTCGGACCCTTTGAAGCCTGGGGCAAGGCCCTCGCCGAATCGCTCGGGAAAGACAGTGCCCAAAAGATCATCGGGGATGTGGCCAAGCACCTCGTCTATTCGTCGGCCACCGGGTACCCCCAGATGGCCCTCCAATCGGTCGCCAGCGATGTCACCAGCTACGCCACCGGCGCCAATCCCAATGCCCTTCAAGGAATGGCCGGACGTGCCAATGCCGCCGGCGTTGAAGGGGCCCTTGTGAACCCCATAATCGCACCCCTCGGTATGGCTGGCCACACCCTGGGCCGGTCGATGGAACTTTCGCGGATGAACTCGGACACCGTTGCAGCCGAGGCCCACCGCGATGCCTTCACCAAGATCGCCGACAACTTCCAAGAAATGGACCTGGCTAAGAAAGCCCCGGCGGCCGCCGAGCAACTTCTGGCCAAGCAGGTTCAGGGCACCCCGGCCGAAACCACCTATGTCGACCCTAAGTTTTTCGAAAGCTATTGCCAGTCCAAGAACATCCTGCCGGACGAAATGGCCAAGGACCTAGGTGTCACCCTGGATGAATCACGCCAGACGGGCGGTTATATCGAGGTGCCCACCTCGAAGTTTGTGGCCACCATGGCCAAAGACGGTCACCTAAACGCCTTCAAAGACCACGTTTCATTCGACCCCCAGGTCGAAACCTACGCCCAAACCTCCCAACGGGTCACCGAGGCCCACCGGGTCGCGACCGCCCAGGCCGACCAACCGGCCCCCGCGCCCGGATCCCCCGAGGCCGCCAAGTCGGCCCAGCAGATCGAGGACCAACTGCGGATGGCCGGGCGTACCAAAGCCGAGGCTCAGGCTGGCAAATCTATCTGGGAAAAATGGCTTAACCGCCGTTCGGATATAACCAAAAAATCCGTGGGAGACCTGACGAACTCAATGGGTCTCAAAATCACCCATGAAGGTGGCACGACGACCCCGGAGGCATGGACGCCCTTGACGGGCCTCGATCGTGGACCTGGGCCAGAGTACGCCGCCAAGATGTACAAGCAGGGAACGGACCAACCCGAGAAGCAGTACCGGGACCCCAACACCGGCACCCTGAACGCCCGGGCCTGGACCGAACTGGAAAAGAACCCGCCGGCCGACAAACCTTTCGTGGCCCATATTTCGGTTGAAGGTGGGAAGTATGTCAACGACACCGAGGGCGGTGGCCACAAGGCCGGCAACGACCTCTACAAGTACGCCGGTCAGGCCCTCATGGGCGCCTCGCCGGACGTCGCCAAGGTGGGCGGGGACTTCGCCGTCAGGGTTAAGGACCAGGCGGACCTGGACGCCATCCTCCAAAAGGCCAACGACGCCATGCCTGAAAAGGCGCAGTTGGGAGAAAAAACTGTCAACGGCAAAGCCTTCAATCTAACCGGCGCAATCGGTGATAACCTCGAATCGGCCAAAGACGCCCATGTGGCCGTGAAGCAAGGTCTTGAAACATCTGGTGAGCGGTCCATTCGTGGGGCCATGCCCAAGAAGTATGCCGAATACAACAACGTCGAAGCCACACCCCCCGGTGAGGCCAAACGGGCCATCCCTGAAGGGCTGCGCCAGGCGGCCGCCAAACTCGGGCCCGAGAAGGGTTTTCAGCAGGCCTATCTGGATCCCACCTTTAGCGATGAAACCCACCCGGTCTATTCCAAAGACGGCTACGACGCCCTGCCCAAACGGGCCGCCCGGTCGATGGGGGACATGAACGACCTGAAGAAGATCAACGACACCTTCAACACGGGTGTTGGCGATTACGCCATCCGGCACCTCATGGAAACCATGAAAAAGGTGGCCGCTGAAATCAATGCAAGCAACGGCCACGAAATAGATTTGGCACACCTGTCAGGGGACGAACTCGCGTCCCAAGCCGACGACGGGGTCCTCTTGCATCAATTTTATGACGAGGTGGCCGCACGACTTAAAGCCGAACCACTCGAATTCACAATTGATGGCAAAGATGCCAAATTAGATGTATCATTTTCTTCAGGGATAGGAGGCAACGATGCCCTCGCCGAAGACCGACTCCGAACAGCAAAATCAAAATCCCGACTCCCTGCCGAGCCCGGGGACGCCCGAGTTTCTAGCGTTGCCGCTGGAAACGAGGATAAAACAAATGCCACCGCGGATGGACTTCGGGAACCTGCCCCTGTACTTCAAGAAGGGGGAGATCGGGCCGAGCAACTTCAAGTCCCACGGAGTGACCGAAGATCCGTCGTTGAGTCCGGCACAAACATCCGCAAAGAGACAAGCCTTTATGGCGAAAAGATGGGGGCCTACAAACCCGAAGTAAGCGGCGCCGAGCGCGACCGGATCGAACGCAAAGCCTGGAATGACTCACCCATCGGTATCATGCGGACCCCCGGCAAGACCATCTACCTGTCGCTTCCTGAACCTTCCCGCCTAAAAGTTGGTGAACACCGCGCCTGGGATGACCAGGTGAAACGAGCCAAGTCTGACGGCGTACCGGTCGTCACCAAGCCTGACCCACGCGGTAAAACCCCCAGCCAACTCGCATCCCTTTTCATGGACCGCTGGCGCGAGGGAAGCCTGCACGACCACAAACTGCTCCGCGACATCGACCACGAAACCAAAGGTGGCACCGAGAACAGCCCTGACGCCCAGATCGACAACCTGCTCGATTACTTCAGCGACTTTCGTGGGCACAACGCCAAAGAGTATATGGACATGGCCCGGGCCGAAGGACCTGCGGCCGTCAAGCGCAAGATGGGGGGCATGGCGGCTGGGTATGAGAACCTGAATCAGAGTTACAACCAGCCTGCTTACCACGGTTCACCCCATGTCTTTGACAAATTCAGCTTGCAGAAGATAGGGTCCGGCGAGGGTGCCCAGGCATATGGGTGGGGGCTTTACTTTGCGGGGAAAAAGGGTATTGCCGAATATTACAGAAATACGCTTTCCGCCAATGACATGACCATCGATGGCCACAATTTTGCACCCCGCAATTCTAATATCACCGAAATAGTTGGCAATGGTCGTGGTGATCTAAATAAAATTAAAAAGGATTTGGCCGACTATATTGATGAATACGGCGGTCAAAAACACAATCCGTATGCGATGGTTGAAGATGCCAGGGAAATAATTAATTCAATAAACAATAAGACATTTAAGGCACCCAAAAAAGGCAAGGTTTATGAAGCGGACATCCCTGAAGAAAACACGATGATTTACTGGGATAAGCCCCTTTCAAAACAACCCGAAAAAGTAAAGAAAGCACTTGAGGATGCTGGTTTTTCGGTTAATAAATATGAGAACAAACCAGGGCAAATAACAATAAGCAAGTTAGATGCTAAATATCAAAACGGAAACATTGGATATTATGTTTATTTAAATCACGATTATTATCACACCTTAGAAATCCCGTCATCTGAAAAAGATCCTCAGACATACGCTGAAAAATGGTTTGAGAAACATCAGAATGATATAAATGAAAATAGTTTTACCGGAAAAGAAATTTACAATTTAATTTCAGATGCCCAAGGAGGACCCGAAGAAGCATCAAAATATTTAAGCAAGAATTATGGTATTACTGGTATTAAATACCTCGATAACCAATCGCGTTCCAAGGGCGAAGGCACCCACAACTATGTTGTCTTCGACGATAAACTGGTTCAGATAACCCATACCTATGACCAATCATCCAAGAACGGCCCCGAACCCCTCGGCCGCACGGTTTTCGGCCCCGATGGCGCCCACATCCAACTCGGGCCCGGCGCCGATAAGTCCACCTTCTTCCACGAAACCGGCCACGTCTGGCTTCATGAATTCGCCCTCGATCACGGGTACATCCGCGGCCTGGATCCGAAGGACGTCACCCCCGACCAGAAGCAGTTTTTGGAAGACGGCGATACCCTGCTGAAATGGCTTGGTATCAAGACCTTTGACGATCTGCCTGGTAATACGGATGCGAATGAAAAGTTTGCCGTGGCCGCCGAGAAATATTTCACCACTGGGGAAGCCCCCACCACTGGCCTGCGCCACACGTTCGAACAGTTGAAGACCTGGTTATTGGGTAAGTATAAGACCCTGAAGAACATCACCGATCGAGGCACCCCGGTGGACCTGTCCCCTGAAATCAAAGGGGTTATGGACCGCCTGCTGGCCTCGGACGCCGAAATCAAACAGGCTGAAACCCAGCGGACCAGCGGGATGGACAACGAGTTGTCGGCCCAGATGAGCCCCGAACATCTAGCCGAATACAAGAAGGTCAGGGCCGAGGCCGATTCAAAGGCCAACCAAGACCTGGCCGAACAGCGGGCAGCCGTGGAAGCCAAGCGGAACAGCCCCGAGTGGACCGCCCGCCGCGCCGCCCTGGAAAAGGAATCCCGGCAAGAACTTGAAAAGCGCCCCGAATACGCCATCCAAGCCAAGATGACCGCCAACGGGATGTACTTCAACCGGGATGAGATACCCGCGGACCTGGTGGACCGGATCCCCCTGCACCTGATCGGGGTGGGGGATGAAGGCATTTCGCCGGATGTCGCTGCCGACACCCTGGGTATGGCCTCGGGCGCGGACCTGTTGAAGGCCATCGCCGATGCCCGCCCGATCCAAGAAGTGGCCGCCAACCTCGCCGACGCCCGGTTGGGTAAGGAAGCCCCGGACCTGTTCGGTCAGCCCTACGAAGCCCAGGCGGCCGCCATGAAGGCCACCCACAACGACACCCGGGTAAAGCAGACCATCCTGCAAGCCGAGCAGATGCGCCGCCAGGCCGAGGCTGCCCCCCAAAGCGGCGAGAAGGGCCAAGACCTCAAACTACCCCACCCCCAAGCCCTCAAGGACATGGCCGAGAAAATCCTGGGGTCGGTCAAAGCCGCCGCCATCAACCCGGACAAGTACCTCGCCGCCGAAATGCGAGCCGCCCGAAATGCAGGCCGCCAGCAGGCCATGGGCGACCACGTGGGGGCCTTCAACCATATTGTCATGCAACTGCGTAACCAAGAACTCTACCGCCAAGCCCTTGAGGCCAAAGACTTCAGGCAAAAGGCCCTAAAGGACTTCGACAAATTCCACGGGACAGATGACAAGATCAGCAAGACCCGGGACCTGGGGTTGGTCAGTGCCGGTCGGGCCGTCTTGTCGGCCTACGGCTACGGTACAAAGCAACTTTTGACCGCCCATGAATACCTTGAACAGGTCAAGAACTTCGACCCCGACCCCGACACCTATGCCAACCTGGCCGAGATCGTGAACGGGGCCACCCAGGGCGCTAAACCCATCGGCAACCTGACTTTGAACGAATTGAAGGACCTGCACCGCGCCGTGGGGGCCCTCTGGAACCAGGCCCAGAGCCTTCGGGTAGTTGAAGTGGGCAATGAGAAACACCAGATTGAGGACGTGACCGCCATCCTGGGCGCCAACCTGAAGACCCAACCCCAGGTGATGAAAGAACGCAAATTCTTAACGATGGATGAGGGTGAAAAAAAGAACGTCTTCATCCGCGGACTCATTGCCTCAGTCCTTAGGTACAAGACCTGGGCCGACGGGATGGACGGCATGAAGACCCATGGGGATTGGAAGCACTTCACGGTCAACCAAATATCCGACGACGTTTCAGCCTACCTGAAACAAAAACCAGAAGTTGAAGGCAAACTGGCCGCCGTCCTGGAACCCCTCAAGGACATGTTTACACCGAAGACCATCACCGCCCCGGAACTGACCGACCTGGACGGGAAACCGGCCATCTTCCGGTCCCTCGGTGAAGTGTTTGGCGCCTACCTTCACGCCCAGGGCAACCCTTCGAATCGGTCCAAGCTGATCCGGGGATATGGCTGGGGAGCCTACGACGCCGAGGGTCACCTGGATGATTCAAAATGGGTGACTTTATTGCACAGGATCACCACAGACGGCACTTTCACGAAAGAACACGCCGACGCCGCCCAGCATATTTGGGATGCCTTTGAAGAACTAAAACCCCAGGCCCAGCAGGCCCACAAGGCCGTGAAGGGGTATTACTTCAAGGAAATTAAGGCCGAGGGATTCCGCCTATTCGGCACCGACTATCGGGGTGGATATGTGCCTGCCATGGCCGACCCGATGTTGGATGCCGATGCCGAACGGCGGGCCGAACAGCACGGGATGGAAGCCAGTGGCAACGCTTTCATGTTTCCGACCGCTGGGATGGGAGGGTTCACCAAGGGTCGCAACGAAGACTACGCCGCCAAACTGGTGATCCACCCCAAACTTTTGACCACGATGGCCCTGGACAAGGAATTGAAATATATTCACTTGGCCCAGCACGTGCGCGAGGTTGGGCGGTTGTTCTGGAACAAGGGTTTCAGGGCCCAGATGGACGCCTACGACCCCGGGTTGGTGTCCGATATGGTCATGCCTTGGCTCAAGCGCACGGCCCACCAAACCACCGAGGTACCCCTGGAAGGAAAGGCCGGAAAACTGATTGACGCCACCCTGAACGGCATTCGGCGGAATACCGGGATAAACCTGATGTTCGCAAACGTCCGCCAGATGGCCCAGACAATCCCTGACTTTGCGGCGGCTTTCAAATATGTGGACCTGAAACACCTGGCCCCGGCGATCTACGAAACCATCTTCCACGCCCCCTCGATGACGCAGGATATTGCCTCAAAATCGCCCCAGATGGCCAGCCGGATTGACCATGGGATTTACGAATTGAACAGCAAATTAAACTACATCCTCGAGCCCAACAAACTGAAAGAGGCGCGCGGATATATCCAATCCCATGCCTATTTCATGCAGGACGTTTACTACCACCTCATGGAACGGGCCACCTGGCGGGGTGTCGAACAACAGGCCCTGGCCCGAGGGGAAACCCCCGAGACCGCCCGCCGAGAGGCGGACCTGCGTATCACCGAAACCCAAGGATCCGTCCGGCCCGAGGATGTCAGTTCGGTCGAGGCCGGGCCGTCCTACCAGAAACTGGCCACGATGTTTTACAACTACTTCAACAGCCGGGCCAACCTGATGCATGCCGAACACCAGAAGTCCAAACAGTTGGGCGGGATGGCAGGCCTCAAGAATGACGCCCTGACCTATGCCCTGGTTTTTGCCCCCTGTGCCCTGGCCGGGGCCGCTCTTTACGACGCCTGCAACGGAAAGAAGTTTTGGGACGAAAACGATGACGGGGATTACCTGCCATCGCTCATGCACTGGTTTTTCGGTTCACAATTGGACTACACCGCAGGCATGGTTCCGGTGTTGGGTAAACTCGGGGTGGCCGGCGTGGAAGCCTTGACAGGATCCAAAGGGGCTTCACGGGTGAGCATTTCGCCCGCCGCCAACTTCCTTGAGGCTGGGATCGGCGCGGCCAAGGCCGCCCACAACACCTGGACCAACGGGGAACTTGACAAGCGGGGTATTAAGGACGTCATGACCCTTTTGGGAACGCGCCTAGGCGTCCCCCTGACGCCCCTGGCCAAGCCGTTCAATTACCAGATGGGGGTGATGTCGGGTGACAACCAACCCACCGGGCCGTTCGACTATGCCCGCGGGCTGGCGGTTGGGCGGTGATTATTGTGGAAGCGGCGGCAAGGATGAATCGAGCGGAACCTCGAATAACGGATCGAGGTACTTCTCAAGGTTTGAAATGATGGTTTTTTCGTCGTCCTTGCCATCCATTTCAATGACCTCTTTTCCGCTTCGCCGGTCGAACATATTGACCTGATACCAAAACCATCCCGCCTCATTAGTCGCCTGCACCTGCACCCGCATCCCGTAATGGATCTGGATTTGGCCAACCACTGTCCCTGGGTCAGTTGCAAAAACCCGCCAACCCATCACCCGCAATTTGTCCTTGATGGGTTCTTCAAGGGCCGTGCCCTGGGGTGGGACCACGATGGACCTGTCCGTCTTATCGGCCACGATGAAGGTGCGGACGTTCGACCCGGGAGCCGCACACCCTCCAACCAAAAGACCCATCACCAGCAGAATCGAATATTTCATGGTTCACCCCTGGGGGGATTGTCTATCTATAGCACCCAATCCGTCAACTCTCAGCCTTCGGGGGCGACGTTTTTGACTAATTTTCCACCAATTCTAAAATGAAAACCATAGAACCCTAGGAGGGTGACCTTGAAGAAATTCGCGTTTTTTGCGGCCTTGATCCTCTGCCTTTCGCCCTCGTTCGCGGCGACCACCCAGAACATCAACATCCAGTCTGGCACCGGCCTGTCCAACACCGGGACCGTGCTTTACATCCCCACCGCCCAGATGACCCTGGTGCCCAACCCAGTGGTCTACGGCCCGGTCAAAGGCCTGATCTGGCGCAGCGATGTTTACACCAACCCCTTCCAGCCCCAGGCCAACCCCGAGTTGGTGACTATTCTCTACAAGTCGACCGGCAATTCGGTGACCCTCTTGACCCGCACCGGCCAGTATTGGAACGCCGGCAAGGGAAACAGTATCCAGGTGACCGTGGGTGGACCAACAGTGACGCTTACACCAACGCCAAACCGAACGGTACAGTCTTATACCCCCACGCCCACCAGGACAAATACGCCTCAGTTTACCTTCACATTCACGCTCACGGGTTCGGCCACTCCGACAATTACCCCGACGCCTGCAATAATCCAAGCGGGAGCATTGACCGTTTCCACCCCCGGCGTTCTTACGGTCACAGGTATCAGCAATCTGGACGCCTGGGACATCGGCTCGGTCTCCGACGTCCCCATGATCGTCCTCATCGGTGAGTCCACAATGGTGGGCCCGGGCGGTGGTGGAGGCCCTGGGATTGACGGATACCTGACTCCTACACCTTACAACGGTCGTGCGGTG